AGATGGCCCGGAAAAACAAGGACATACCGGGGGTGGGGGTCACATTTCGGTGTCTGTCAGGTTATACGCACACGCCCCCCGCGCGAAGGGGGGCCGGGGGGGTAAATTTTAAACGCCACCCCCCCCCGGTATAGCGAAAAAAGCACGTATTTCCGTGGGTTCGGGACTGTAACAGTATATTAGTATGTGACCAAATGGTGCAGAGGCGCAACACGAACAATGTTCGGGTCGTGTCTCTCCACCATGTTAAAACGGAACAACGTGCCGGTTGCTTTTTATATTTATAGGGCGAGGCTACATTGCAATGTGAAACCATGTTGGTGTTAGTTCATGCCAATATGGTTTCGATTATCTATTGCCAACCGGAACAATGTGCCGGTATGTATCGGAAACCAACAGAGGGAAAGGTAAACCAAATGCTTTATTATCTTATGCAATGTCTGATTGTCGCTGGCGTGGCGCTTGGCGTTTACGCTGTAGTTGACGCAATCCGTAACTATAAGGGGAAGTAATATGAGCATGGACTATTCATTGCGTCTAAGCGCAAACGGAAAATCTTTTATCGCTAAACTGTCGGAACGCGATGGCTGGTGCAAAGAGATTGTTTTTACAGACGGAGAGCAAACGCATTACGCGGAGTTTCCCGCCAGCAACTTAGGCGCCGGCGATCGCGGCACATATCTACACGCAATGGCGAAAAGTATGGCGGCCAAATACAAACGTGAGGGGAATTAAAATGACTATTAGACATCCACTGTACCAAGCAGCACTAGACGCAGACAAAGCATTTCACGCGGAACTAGTTTCTGTTTACGGAAAAGGCGCCGGCGATGCTCGCTATGATTACATTAAATCAACAGCAACTCCGCGCCTTGACGATTTAGCAGCGGCAAAGATCGCGGCAGACATTGCTTGGCTAGATGAAATGGAAAAGATGCGAACAGCCTAACGCCTAATTGCCGCGCGTCATTAACGGGCGCGCGGTACCTGTGGCGATAGGCCAAAAAGGGAAAGGAAAGACTATGACTGACACAACTTACAATGGCTGGACCAACTATGAAACGTGGCGCGTCAATCTTGAGATGATCGACGGTGACGATCACGCCAGCGAAAATGATTTCGACGCATATACTTTGGGCCAGCACTTGCGGGAGATGGTCGAGGGCGTAGTTTCTGAGCAAGCCGAGGGCTTGGCCTTAGATTACGCGCTGGCCTTTCTGGACGCTGTAAACTGGCGCGAGATTGCGCAAAGCCAGATCGACGCTTACCGCGTAGAAGAAACCGAAGAGGAAAACGCATGACCCCCGAACAATTTAAAGAGACGCGGGACCGGCTCGGTCTCACTCAGGGCCAGCTTGCCTATAAGATTGGCCTATCGGAACGGGCTGTGCGGTATTATGAACAGGGAGGCCGGGCAATCCCAGCCCCCGTCTCAATGCTGCTGCAAGGCTTTTTAAAGGCCGTAGAGCAATGAGGGCGCTTGTCTGGTGGTTAGTAGGCGGACCATACATATTCGCTCTCATGTTGGCTCCAGCGGCGTTTATCGCGGCATTGGTCGCCCTGCCCTTCTATTTATGGGGCAGCGGCTGGCAAATCGCCTTTGCATTCACAGCGTTTGCCGTGGCGCTGGCCCTTGCGGTATACCTTACGCGGCTTGTGATTAACCACGAAAAGGAATTAGACGATGGCCGGACATATTAAACGCCGAACGATTGCCTCTAATCTCGACAAGGTAGGCGAGACTGTTTTGCTTGAGAAGATTGCCTCGGGCATGACGATGGCTGGCCTCGCCCGTGAATTGAAGATTAGCAACCTCTCCCTCTATCACTGGATCAGGAAAGACCCTGACCGGGAAGAGCGGTTTAAACAGGCGCGGGCAATCGCGGCGGACCAATGGGCGGACGAGTGCCTCGACATTGCGGACGCTTCGGACAACTTGTCCGCTAACGCAGATCGGCTCAAGATTGAGACGCGTAAATGGCTGGCCGGGATTGCAGCACCAGAGAAGTTCCAAGCCAAGCCAACCGCAGCGGTCCAAGTCAACGTCAACCAACTCCACTTGGACGCACTGCGCCAGCTAAACTTGGCGAACAATGATCCTCACGCGCTCGACAACCTCGAAGCGCCAGAGCCAGAGGTCATTGACCTCACACCAGCCAAGCAAGTCGGCTCTCATAACCTCGATGCGGACGACTTACCCGGCGTCTTTGACGACGATTGACGGAAAACTGCCATCCGGGACGGGTTCGTAGGCTCCGGGACGGGTTTGCAAAAATCCGGGACGGGTTCGGGACGGGAAGGAATGGCGGTTTTCTGCGGCTCGGGACGGGAGGGACGGGTTTGTCGGCCTATCAGTTGGCCTATGTAAGTAACAGCGTAAAGCTATACGTCTAACACTGTTACTGTCGTGAGAGCGGATTAACTTTTTCAAACCCGTCCCTCCCGTCCCCACCCGCAGAAATCCTCACTTTTTCCCGTCCCCAAACCCGTCCCCAACCCGTCCCCGACTTCCTCAAACCCGTCCCGAACTTGTCCCCAGCCAAAAAAAGGGGGACCGAAGTCCCCTCAATTTGGTTCTTTATTTAGTGCCATTATGAGGCGATCTAAATACCATCGCGCCTTCTTTAAGTCCTCGACGGGCTTCGCCTTCTTCTCATAGCGCCACATATATTTCATGATGTTACCCTTGAGGTAGCCCTCGAATGCCAGCGGAGCCATCGACGCTTCGATCCCTTCGATAGCCTCGATGCTACCGCTGTTATAGTGGGAGGGACTATTTACGGGATCAGCGCCGGGACCATCCGTCTCATTGAGCGCATCCCGAATGTCCTTATACCTTACATAATCCTTACCATACATGGCCGACACTCCTTTCTCTCTAGGTTTAGCCACTATTCCGTCTCGCCCAATACATCACGCGCGATGTCAATCCGTCGACAGGCGATCTCCCGCCAAGCCAAGTGCATATGCTTGTGGGTTCCAACGCTGACATATGCTGGTGCTGCTATCTGCCTCAAAGCCTCCCGCAGCCGCTCAATCTCTAGCGCACGCTCCATTGCCGACCTAAGATTAACTGCCGCCGCCTCACCTGTCGCAAATATCATCGTTTTCAGCGTTTCAATCTCTGCCGCTTGGGCTTCGATGCGGTCGGCGGCTTCGTTCTCCATCGGCATTCCTACAATGCTTTCATCCCGCAGCCGCTCCACCAGCGTCTTGTCATCATTCGTCATCTTCTAAGTCTCCCGGTTTAAACTCAATCTCAAAACCAAAGAACTCTTCGTGATCCGGCTCTATCATGGACTTAATAACCATGTGATCTTCATCGCCGATCAGAAGTTCAAGACCACGGAACACACGCTTCGTACGTGTCGACCGATCTTTTGTGTGGTCATAGCCATGCGTTTTCATTTCCGCATTGAACTTACGCTGCGACCAGTCCTTGCCCTTGGCTTCGTTATTCTCCCGACACCATTCGCGGAAGTCCACGAACGCCTCATTGGTCCCCATCTCATTGTCTTCCCCGGCCACGCACCGCTCAGTGATCCACCGGGCCAGCGCGTCTTCACCGTCCAGATATTCCTCTGTTGCCTGAACGACAGCCAACGGCGGGTTTAGACCTTGCTCAAGCCAAGACTTAGCCCCCTCGATGATCCAAGCTAGGATCGCCGGGTATTCTTCCTTCAACTTGTCGGGAAGATCAACATCTTTCCGTGCCGGTTTCGTCTCAAAAGGAATGAGGTGCATACGACGCCGCATGGCGTCATCCACATTAGTAATCTCGGGCTTTGTATTGCCCGCGATAACTAACGTGAACTGCGGTTGGAACTCGAACAAGTCCTGCCGCATGAAGCGCGCGCTGATCTTATCCCCGCCTGTCAACGACTTGACCTTAGCTTCATCCCACTTGCGCGACGGGTCAATTTCCTGCGCATGAACAAGACGCGCACCCATAAGGGCCGCAAGTTCGGTTGGATGCCGCTGGTTATTTGACGCCAAGAATACGTCCGCACTAGCTACGGCGGCATAATCGCCAAGGATGTTGCCTACGGCTCCAAGGAACGTCCCTTTGCCATTGCCTCCCGATCCGTGCGCGAACGCAAGCACGTGTTCCTTAGTAGAACCCGTCGCCGAATAGCCCGCAAGGCGTTGAAGGTAAGAGATCATCTCAGCATCACCGTTGCACGCCTCATTGAGAAACGCTTGCCATTGCGGGGCAGGCTTCGTGAAGTCCACTTCAACGGCTGTGCATTTGGTAGCTAAGCGCGAACGATCATGCGGCAACAGCTTCCCCGTGCGCAGGTCCACCATGCCCGACTTGGTATTGAGCAGGTAAATGTCCGCGTCGAGTTGTCCCGTCGTTACCTGCATTGTCGGCTCGACTGCGGCCAGCTTCGCTACGTTTGCGATCACATTGTATGACGCCACACGCTGCGCGATGCGCTCGCCCTTCTGCGGGCTTTCAATGCGGGCCAAGGCTTCGGCGGACGCTTGCGCGCAAACACGCCGGGTAAGTTCCGTGTGCTTATTGGCAATGTCCTTCGCCCACTTGAACCCATCCCACGCGATCCAGCCCATGCCGCCAACAACGTATCGAATATCCGAAACGTGTAAGCGTGCAACGCGCTGCGCCAATGCAATGTCGCTGTATTCAACGGGCGTTTCGCCAGATGTAGCTACAACGCCGAACTCTTCATCGCTGAAGTCCGCCACGTCGAACTCATCGACCTCGCGCTTCAGCCCGAACTTAGCCGCCTTGTCGGCCAGCCAGTCCCAGCCCAGCTCATACGGCGGGTGCATACGCCCGAAGTCTGCCTCAATAGTATCGAGACTATTGACGCCATCTTCCCAACGCTCCGCCCATGACGAGAAGATTTCAAAAGCATCGGCCTCATTGTCGGGGCCGCACGCCGCCTTGATCGCATAGCCCATGCGGATATAGTCGTCACGGTCAGGGAAATGCTCAGTCGTGTTGGGGATGGCAGAGATGGCAGCCGCAACGTGCTGCACGCTCGGCGCGATCAAACCCGTCTGGTCGATGGACTTGCGCTCTTGCGCCCGCTCGGCTGTCTTGTCTGCGTGAATGATCTCGCAGCCCATCATCTCAAGCGTCTCAGTCAGATCGGCAAAGAACTTCTCAACCTGATCTGTCGTAACCTTCTTGA